AAATATTTTATTTGACGAAGATGATGGTGTTATATTAATTGTTAATGTATTTGAAGCAGTTACAAATGAATTTGATGTTGTTGTTCTTTCTACAGTATTTGTAGCTGTAATAACTTGCAAAATCTTACCTTTACCAGAGTTTGCTCCTAATGTGATTAATGCCATATTGTTATACTCCTATTAACGCTTGGATTTCGTCATCATCTAATCCCAAGTCTTTTAGTTTTTGTTTGCCAGATGCTTTTTTAGTTTCTTTGTTTGCTTCAGCGTCTTTTAATTCTTGTTCAACAACTGGTATCATAGCTTCAATATCTTCTTTTGATATTGGAGTTGTGTCTTCTAACCATTTTATTAAGGATGTATTAATATTCCCAGTATCTTCAACTAATACTTTAGCATTTGGATTAATTTTTAAAATAGCTTGTATAATCATTATGCTCCTATCTCCATTAAATGTAATCTTCTTTTACTTAAATTTACTGTTCCAGCTAAGGCATCTTCTTTAAAAAATACTTCATAAGTGGTAGCTGAAGTAGTGTTTGGTGTATCTAAAAATGATGTACTTCCCATTGTGGTTAAATTTCCACCTACTTGAGCAGTATACATTGATGTATCAAAATCAGATATTGCACTTCCACCTCTTCTAATTTCAATCGATATACCAGTATTTGCGGCTAAAGTAGAAACTCTGCAATTAAAAAGAATTAATATTTTACTTGAAGTAGAAGATGGTGTTATTGATAAACTTTGATTAGATGTTACATAAGTTCCAGATGTTGTTGAAACTGTAGCATTGCTATTATTAAACAGAACTTGCAAAACTTTTCCATTATCAGTAGGAGTTGCAAAAGTATTATCTCCTCTTAAAAAAGTTGTAGCATCTTTAGTTCCTGTTGCAGAAAGTTTATCAAGTGTAACAGAGCCATCACTAGGTACTGTCATAACTCCTGTTCCATAATGTAAAAAGAAATTACAAGTTGATGTGCTTGGTACTGCAACGCCAAAGTTTATTGTAGAACTTGAAACTGTAAAATTAGTAGCTTGAACCACACCATCAATACTAATCAAACATGATTGAGCAGAGTTTGGTGTAAATGCTACTGAACCTTTTGTAATAGAATAAGAACTAGAGCCATCAAAGGTAATATTATCTAGTACCTCTATGTTTGATATTTTATCTAATCCTCTGCCTAAGTATGCCATGTATTAACCTTTTGGATTTGCGTCTTTAATTGATTTAATTCTAGCTTTCCAACTATCTATATCTTTATAGATTTCGTCTAGCTGTTCTCCAATATCTCCATAAGCAATACGTCTTGTATTTCTTACAGTATTATTGGCTTCTTCTGTGTTAGCTGAAGTTTCTTGCTCTGTTAATTGTGCATCAGTTGGTTGTGCAATATCTAAATTCCACTCCTTAATGTAAGCACCATTTCCATCGCTATCATTTTGCAACATAACATCTTTTGTAAAATCTACATTTGAAACACCATTTGCTTCGCAGTAGAGTTTTATTTTAGTTGATAGATTTGCCATAGTTTGTTCCTCCTTATTCTATAATTCTGTGTCCTGAAAAAAATGTTGATCTATCTCCACCAGTTGTGCCTTGAACATTTACAGATGTACTATGACCATTATAAATATGAACATCTAAATAATCACCAGCTACAAGAGGTACACAATGAGTTATTGAAACTCCTTGCCTAAATTCATTTCTTTCAGCATTAAATAAAAATCCAGAACCATTCTTTTTTATGTATATGTATAAACTGTCAAAATCAGCTGAACTACCAACTCTAATTTGTGCAGTTACAAAATAATTACCAGCTTTACCACTAGGAACAGTAAATCTATTTGTGCTTGTATCAAAAGCACTATCAGTATCAAAATTTTCTTGGTTCATTGTTACTTTGGTTACAGTACCATTAGCAACACTTTGATCTGCATTTAAAAAAGCTGACCAAGATGGAGAGTTAGCTATCGCACCACTTGTAATACTATCTGCTATTAATTTTGTTATTGCCATAATTAATCTCCTATCCTATATGCACCGAAAATACAGTTTGAACCATTTTGATTTGATGTTAATAAATCAGCACTAGCACCAGAAACTTGTTTAGTGTATAATTCTACATAGTCACTTGAACCATTTAAATCAGCAACACCATAAGCATCTATTTCAGTATAAAATTCATTTCTTCCTAATGTACTAGAAAAATCTGAACCATTTTTTGCTAATGCTATTTGTATATTATCAAAGTCTCCTGTTTTATTGTAAGCTAATCTTCCATAACAAAAGTACTTTCCAGCTACTTGTGGTGTAAATTTTCCTGTAGAAGTATTGTAAGCACTATCAGTATCAAATTTTTCAACAGTAAATGTAAGTTTTGTCAATGTACTATTTGCTATGCTAACTGTTACTCCATTACTAAATACTTCAAAAGCTGGATACATAAGATTTGAAACTTTATCTTTTGTTACTGCATCATTAATAAGTTGTGCAGTTCCAACACTAGCGTTTGGTGGATTAACAGTTTGAATTGCTTTTCCTAGAAAAATTGCATACATGTCATCTGAAGATGATGTAGCTTCTGTTAATGTTAATGTAGTACCACTTGCAGAATATGCAGTTGTAGGCTCTTGTCTTACAAAGTTAATAAATAATGCTAACTCATTTGCATTAGCAACAGGGTGGTCTAAAGAATAAGATGTGGTTGCAGTTACTGAAAAATCTTGTTTAACAAAACTTGTGTATGCTAAAGCTGGTGCGTTGCCCAAATAACTCATTACGATACATCTGTTAAAAGTTGTAAGTGAACATCAGCATGGCCAGAAGCATTATCTGATTGTGCCTGAATTTTGTCAGAAGTTTGTAAAACTATTTTAGGAAGTTCAATAGATGAGCCTGTAGGCAGAGGAATATTCTCAAATATAAATTTACCAGCAGTTGCTGAGTTATCATATTTTTTTAAACTAACTAAAATTGAAGTTGTTGTAGTATTTGAAATAGTACCAGCAATAACAAGTGATTTATTAGTTGCAGTATAAACATCAGTTAAAGTTGCATCAGTTAAACTTATTTGTGCGTCATTAAAATTATTAGCCATATTTTATCCTTTTATCCTAAAGCGATTGCAAATGGAATAGCACTTGGGTCAGTTTCTGTAACAGAAATACCACTAGGAAGCGTTATTGCATTTGTTGATGTGTTAATTGAAAATAATTCTAAATCATCAGAACCATCAAACAATTTCATAGAAATAGTGTTTGTTGCAGAATTATCTAGCCATATCGTTCCAGCTACAGCAGATGATGGTCTTGATGAGCCTATGTGTTGTGAGTTTAAAGCATTAATACTATTATTTAGATTTGCTCTAAATGTGCTAAATGCTTGGTTGTCTAATGTTACTTGTGATACTTGTGCCATAATTAAATTATTACTTGTCCTACTCCTTGTGCTATAAAATCAAAGGTTCTGTCAATACTTGTACCAGAACTATTAAAAAATTCAATAGTGAACTGTGTTGTTGATTTAGAAGTTATTGAATAAAAATCTCCTGTATTCATAGATTGTGCAGAGATACCTATTGCTGGATTTAATTTAAAACCAAAATCATAAGTAACTGTTTTACCACCTGTACCAGAACTAATATCATTTCCACTTTCTGTTCTTTTAGATAAACTTGCAGTAACAGATAAGCTACTAATTAACGATCTAGCTTTCTGGTCATCTGATGTTAGCTTAACTCTAAATTTAAAATAACGACCTATATGTTCTCCTGTTACAAACTGATTAAAATTTGAAAAAGTAGAATTATCATCACTTGTTGCAATTTGTAATATAGTGTGTGCTTTAGCTGGAGAAGTACCATCAAAAGGGTTTGGTCGTCCATCATCAAATAATGTTGAAGCAGTTGGTCGTCCACTATCAAAATTTTCTGATACATCTTCTGTTAATTGTGTAACTGAGGCTGAAAATTGTCCTTTAAATTTTGCACCTAAATCTATAGAATTCGCAAACTCATAAATACCACTTGAGGGTACAGTAGTTGAACTTTCTCCAACAGTTCCTGTTGCAGTTAAACCTAAAAAATTTGTACTATTTCTTGTTATGACACTTGAATTAGTTTTAGTTCCTGTAAAGGCTGTATGTTCATTAATAGTTGTTTGACTTACAAAATCTGTAGAGGCTATGTTTGTTGATATAATAGTTTCATTTGCAGATTGGTTTCCTAATTTATCATTTGCTTTGATAAGATAAGAGCCTGTTTTTAAAGGTACTGTAATATTAGTTGCTGGTCGTCCTACTCTAGTTACAAGATCAAAACTGTTAGCCCAAGATGGATTAGACAAATCTGTACTAAATCTAACTGTATAAAAATCCAAATCAAGATCAGATATAGCTGTCCAACTTAATAATGCTTGATTTCCTATTACATTGATTGCAAAATCTTCTACATCACTAGGAACTGCTGTTTGACCTACTATCTGTCTGGTTTCTGTTAAAAATGTACTTGAAACTCCTAAACCATTAATAGCTTTACATCTAACTTGATACTGAGCATTATCTATTACATTTAGTAATTGATAATTAAATGATGAACCTTTACCAATAGTTTTAAAACTATCTGTAACTGCATTTCCATTTCTATCAGTTAATTGTTTTACTTCTACTTGGTATTGATCAACAAATTTATCAGGAGAAGCAGAAACTAAAACTGACAAACGAGTAATAACTGTTCCATCATTATATTCAACAAGATCATCTGATAATGTAATCCCAGCTGGTGGTTGGATAGTAAAAGGATTAGGAAGATTAGTAGCTGGTACTGTTGGTGCTTGTGTTTTAGTTGCCCAAGTATAATGTGCGTCTTGATGTTCTACTAAATCTAAACCAATTGTAAAATCACGATTAAATCTTATAGATAAAACCCTAAAAGGCTTGGCACTAAAACCAATTGAACTATGCGTTATATTTACAATATCTCCAATGGCTAAATCGTAAGCACTAAAAGAAACATTAACTGACAATCTTATAGAATCTCTTGTTCTTCTCAAAATTACTTCTGCCATTTCTTCTGCTTGATAAGTATTTGTTACAACTTTGCCAAAATCAAATCTTCCCTCAAGTAAGAATCCACCATCATCAGCTTTCATAGTTGCATGGCGATCTGCACTAGGTAATCCACTATCATCAATTGGTGGAAACTGTACTTCATCAACTTGATAATTACGATCTGGATTTACATAACTAACTATAACTCTATTATATTTTTCATTTTTTGCTGGTGTTTGTAACGTATAACCACCAATAATATCATCTTCTGTTAGTGTTATTGAGGCACTTCCTGTTGTTTCAATAATTAAATTATATTTACCTTGTGTGTATGGTAGATAGCCTCTACACCCTTTTAAAAGTTCTCTTACATTTTCTAATAATTTTTTAGAAGTATCTATAACTGCATTAGTATCAAATATGTTTATATCACTACTTCCAGAATATGGTGTTACTTGAGTTTCACAAACAACTGAGGCATCATAAAAAGATTGTAAATCTATTTCATTAATTGATAGTCCTTTTCCATATCTTTCATTTGTTAGATAATCTAATAAGCACCATGATGGATTGGTTTGATAACTTGCAGATTGCTCTACTAAACTTGAGTTATAAGTTCTTATTTTTCGACCTTTTATTTTAGCTTGAACCTTAGGGATTCCTGTAAATGCGTCTTGATTCCATTTAAACCTTAATGCCAAATAACAAAGACCAGATAATTTATGATTGCTTCCCCAGTTTGATAATGCTGATAATATTCCTGACGCAGATTGCCCATCTGTTCCAAAGTGAGGCTCTATTCTAATTAAACTTTCTGCACTTGAACCCTCTACATTTGGGTCAGCTTTATAGAAATTACTATCTGAACTATTTACTTCTACTTCTGTTCCATCTGATAATGCACTTGCCCAAGTAACAGCCTTATCATCTATTTTTATTTCTTCAATTGAGTTTATTTCTCCCTCTGCCATTACGATAGCCATATAAAGATATTGGTTTGTATTGCCACCACCAGAATCTAAAAAAACACGTGTACCACCAACTAATCTTTCTCCATAAATTACAGGAATATTAGAGTCGTTAGATTGTTTGTTTAAAAGAACTCCTGTTTCAAAATCATCTGCTTCGTTAAGTCCAAAATCAGGTATCTCAGGAACTTTTGGTCTAAACAACCATGCTATTGCTAAAGTTGTAATTAATGCGACAACTTTATTTTTTACAAAATAACTAACTGCTGCCGAAATTAGTGCAGTAAAAAAGAAAGATTTAATTTTAGTTTTTTTTACTTCTAATCCAGCACCACCATATTGTTTTAAAAGTTTTTCTTCTCGTTTATTTATATAAGCAAGGAACTCTCCTTTGGGTGCGTGTTTGTTTAAAATTTTCTTTGCTAATTTGATTAGTAATTTTTCAAACCATTTAAACATTATTCTCTACCCCACTTAACATCTTGTACTGTTTCTGATGAAAAATCCATACCAATATCTGTGCTAAAAAATCTTTGTTGTGATGTGTTGTTTGTTTTACGACCATTTTTTTTTTCAAAGTCAGCCCAATGAGAAACTACTGTTAGATTAACAATGCTTGAGTTTGTGTTTTCATTTATGGCAAAGGATTCAATATTTCCTTTGTAAAGCATAAAGGGGTCAGCAATAATACTATTATTAGTATCTAATAAACCTCTAAATATAGTTACTTCATCATTAGTTACATTTTCGTTTAATACTGTTGAAATAAATGTTTGATCAGCACCAGATAAAGATATTGATAAAGTAGATTTAGTTATATCTATTTCTTCTGTAAAATCTGAGACACCAATTATAAAATCTGACGGATTATAGGTAACACTAGAGCCTGAAACAGAAGAAGTTAAAGAAAAAGAACAATCAGTAATATTGACAGGAGTACTAAAATTAATTGTAAGTAAGTGAATAGGTCTAATATCATTAGTCGCTAGTGCGTTTTTTATCGCTGTTGTTAGGCTTCTCGTCATATAGTTCGTAATTAGTTTGGGTTACACTTTCTGTACCTTTTAACATAGTATATTCAAATTTGCTATTAGGTTTCTTGTATTCTTTAAGGTCGTTAATACTAGCATCTATTTGATCTTCATTAACAATAATTTCAGCTACAAAGTCGGCAGTTATCTTGTGGGTTATTTTATATTTTTTCATTTATTAAAGTGCTTCTTCTACATCAAATTCAAATTGATACAACAAAGCACCATCATTAGCAGTACCAACAGCACCAAACTCTTGCATATCATTAGTTAGATGTACTGTAAAAGGAACATTATCATAAGTTACTGCTGAATCATCTGCTACTGTTTGTAAAAGAGGTGGCTCGATAGTTACTGTTGAAGCACCACTAGAAGCCTGAACATCTGCAACAATCATATAAACTTTATCGTGACTAGCAAACTTAATAAAATCTCCTGACTTAAATGCGTGTGGATTATCATTGTGGTGTCCGTCCATAGCAATCGTTGTATCTCCTACTGCGTGAGCACCATTAACTAATACAGTATTAGTTTCATTACCTCTAGCATTTGTAACTTCTGGTGGGATAATAGTAAAGTTTTCTTTGCCTGATCTTTGTTTAATTATAAAAGCCATTAATTCTCCATAAACATCTGATCTAGTTCCTGTAACTATTCTAATAGTAAATGCAAATCTTTGATTGTCTATTTGTCTAGCAAGTTTTTTACCAGATACACTTTTTGAAATAATAGTATTCTGAATAGACTTTATTCCTAAAGATTCAAATTTAGCAGAAGATATTGGAAAAGCACCTGACATTAAATTAAACTCTCCTGACCTCTTTCATTAACTGCGTTATTAATTAATTGAGTTATAGTTCCTCTTGATCTTACAAGTAATTCTTCAAAGCCAGAAGCATCTACTGTGTTAATATTAAAATTAACTGTAGTACCACCACCAGTTCCTGTGCCTCTAGCATTTTGTGTAATTTGTCCTGTTTGGTTTGGTACAAATAATTCAGGCCCTTGTTCTCCAACTAAAATTGGTCTTCCTTTTGATACTGCACCACCTTGAGCATGAGAACCACCAATATCAATACTTGAACCACCACCACCACCACCACCCATCATCATAAGTAGTGCTTGAAGCATAACTTGTTTTCTTTTTTCTTTTGTGATGTTTTTTTCTATATCTAGTTTTTTAGTGTCTTGTTTAAATATTTTTTCTATAATAAATTTTTCTATTGTAAGTAACATTATTCTTTCAATCATTTTAGCAAGTACATCAACTAATAATTGTTGTGCTAGTTCTTTAAATGACATATTTAAAGATTTACCTAATACAACTGCTTCTGCTATTGATCTTGAAATTTTACTTGTAAAAGATGTTATTGTACTAACTATTTCTGATGATAAAGAAAACTCTGAATTTTGTTCTTTTATTTTTTGTAATACTTGTCCTTGAATATCATTTTGCTCTTGAAATTTTTTAACTCCCTCTGTTTCTAATTCATGGAATTTTAATCTCTTTTCATTCGCTTCTTCTAATAAGAAATTTTGTAGTTTTAATTCTTTTTCTTTTGCTTTTGCAATAGCTTCTTCTGTTTTAGCAATATCTACTATTGATTCTTTTGTTCGTATCATTGTTTTGTGTAAATCTCTTGCATCAGGTAAAGCATTTTTGACACTATGTGAAAAATCTTCAAATCCATCTTTCATGTCATCAAATAATTTCTCCATACCTTTAAATGCTAAAAATATTGCACCACCTTTAGCTATGGCTTTTGCAATTCCTAATAAGCTACCTTTTGTAAATAAAGTAGCAAAACCAAATGACATCATGGCTTTAGCAACATTAGTTACTGCTACTGCAAGGCTAGTAAATAGTGTAACAACTTTAACAGATATTAATATTTGTATTAATGTTACAAAGGTATTCATATTATTTTTCATAACAATCACTGCATCTGCAACTTTTTTAATTGCAAAACCTAAAGCAATTCCAATATCTTCTGCAATACGATCTATTTCTTTTGAGTTTTCTTCTAAAAATTTATCTAATGCACCAAACTCTTTTTTAAGACTTTCAAATAAACCAGCCTCTAAAATAGTTTTCTTAAAGTTAAATATTTTATCTCCAATCATTGATAAAGTTCCTGTAAAAGTTTCTGCTAATTCATCAGTAGCTTTTCCAAATCTACCACCCTTACCAAATACTTTTTCAAATGCTTTAACTGTATCTTCAATAGAAACTGTTGCTCCAGCTTTAAAGCCAAGCATATTTCTTACACCTTTTTCTCTGAATAAATCTGCCGCACCAATACCAGCACTAAATGATCTTTGTATTTGTTCAGCAGTAGTTCTAAAATCTAATCCTGTTACTGCCGCAACATTACCTGTGATTTCTAACATATTTTGTAGATCATCAGCATTGTCTGTGACAGTTGCTAAAATACCTGAACCTCTTGATATTTCTTCTAATGAAAATGGAACTTTAGATGCAAATTCTGACATATTGTCAAAAGCCTTTGCACCCTCATTTGTATCTTTAAGTAAAAATTTTAATCTTACTCTTAAATTTTCAATATCTTTACCTGTGTTAATTAAATTTCTTGCTACTAACCCAGCACCTAAACCTAAAAAAGCATTTCTAAGATTAAATACTGCACCTTTTACTTTTGCTAAACCTTTTTGGACATTGTTTAAAGCCTGTTTCGACTTATCCTTTGCTACAATATCTATGTCTAACTTTTGACTTGCCATTATTTTAAATTCCTTGCTTCTGCTAGTGATTGACTTGTTTTATACTGTTCTTGCTCTTTTTTCAAGTAAGCTAACCAAAGATTATAATGGCTAACAGGCATATCAAGAACTTCTTGAATTGTAATGTGGAGTCTATCTGCAACAATTAAAAGCGACCTAACATCTGGGTCGCTATTTACTTTTTTTCAGCTTCCTCGTGGCTAGTATCTAAAAGAATTTGATTTGCAATATTTGAGATAACATTAGTATCTGCTTTTTTTCTTAGTGCAAATTTATCTTCTGGGCTAAATGCTTTTATCATTTCTCCTTTGTCATTTTTGACTTGGAGTTTCATTATAAGCAAATCAACAAGAATAGTTAAATCTTGAAAGTTGTTAGACTTCTTAAAGATGATGTTTTTTTCTTCAAGGGTTAATGGCTCTGAATAGAATACACTAGCTTTACCATGCTCGTCTTTCCACTCCTCAACTTCAATAGTGATAGTTTTAAGAGTTTCAAAATGAGATTTAACTCTATCAATAACTGACATAAATTAAAATTAGACAGTACCTATAGTTAATGCACCAGTTCCTTGAAAAGTAACAGTTCTTGAAACGATTGCGTCCATTGAGTTATTAACTGACATTCCTGTAACAATTCCTGTACCAGCAAAACTTCTGTCGCCACTTGCATTACCCTCTGGGAGTAATATAAATGAGATTGAAGCACCAGCAACTAGGCTTGTTTGTGGGCTATCTGTTTCGTCAAAGTGCATTTCTAATGTTCCAGAGAATGAAGTTCGACCAGCAACAAATGATTTAGTAGCATCTGTTAAAGCTGTATCTTCTACAACATCTCCTGTAGTTTCAAGTGTGAATGATGTTAGTTCCCCAACAGCAGTTCCACCAGCAGTAACTACGCCTTCTTTTCCGTGATGTGTTGCCATTTTTTATCCTTGTTAGATTTAGTTTGTTTAGTTTCTTTTTCTTGCTTATAGCCTAAAGTTAAAAAATGTTCAAGATTAGATTCATTAATAACTATCTCTGAATTACCTTTATATAATTTAATATCCTTAGCCATAAGTCCTTTTACAATTTATCGTCTTCTTCGTCAATATCTTCTTCATCTTCTTCAAAATCTTCTTCAAAGTCATCTGATACATCTTCTTCTTCCCAAGTACCATCTTCATCTTCTAAAGAGTTTTCTCTAATTTCTTCTACTAAGTCTTTTACTTCCTCGCAAAGCATAGACTCTTTATCGTGTAACTTTTCGATCTGATCCATTTTCTTAGAAATTTTATCTAATAGTTTTTCGTTTTTCATATTTTATCCTATGGTGTTCCAGCTTGATATTCGTACATACACCTAATTGTCATTCTTATTCCACCAACAGGAAATAAAGAACCCTCATCAGTTTCTACTTGGATAACTTCAGAATCAAGTGCATTACCATTTCGAGTAATATCAGTTTCTAATGCAGTTTCAATAGCTGTAATTAATTCATTTCTTTTTGTATCTATATTGGCCTCTGCACCTTTTACAAATCCTAGTATTACAAAGTCTATCGTACCATGCCTAGTTTTAGCACCACTACCTAACTCAGAGTCATCTCTATTTTCTTCTGATGTTTGAACTATTACTGCTGGATATTGTTGCTCTGATAACTCATCTAATAAAAAAGGTTGTCTAGTCGCTTTTCTTATATCTGGGCTAGATATAGCAGATATAACTGACAATAAATTACTTGCTATGTTTTCTCTTATACTCATATTCTTGCTCTCCTAAATTCCTTTGCAACAAATCTGTTAAATTGTTTTCTTATTATATTTGCTGTTCTATCATTAAATCCAAAAAATTCCCTCTTATTTTTTCCTAATACTTGATTAAATACTGCTCTTTGCCTCATCTGTGAATTACTAAAATTAACAGTAATTTTATTAGTTCCTGTTTTTTTTAAAGTTCTACCAGATGGAGTTAATGCACCTAACATACGACCAGAATAAAATAAATCAACTTTTGTAGATTTACCCTCTCTTTGTAATTTTTTTAAATAACCAGAAGAATATGGAACAAAAGGTATATCTCTAAAATCTATTCCTTTTTGTGTCTTAGTTCTAATAATATCTAATAATTGAAACCCAGCTTGTAAAATACCTTTTTGGATTATTCCTTTGAACTTTTTTTCTATTCTTTTAAATCTTTTTTCAACAAATTTAGCATTAGTTTTAATCTTTAAATCTAAAGCCATTATCTAGTCAATCTTCTAAATCCATGTAAAGGTTCTCTCTCGTTAGATACAATAGTTCCATCAGCATCAACATCATACTCTACACCATCTTCTAATATCATTCTCCATTCGATATTGTATTGGCTCATATAATATTCTGCCATTCTTTCAAATCTATCTTTTTCTGTTTCTGGTCTAAACTTAGTTAATGCTGGTAAATAAAATCTTCCAAGAAATAAATAAACACCAGCACGTTCAAACTGATCTAAATTAACTTTTGTATTAACCATCTCAGCAGTATTTAGAACTGTAATATCTGTAAATATATTTGTCTTATATACAGGCCACCACTCAACTCTTAATGCTCGTAAAATATCATTAGTAGTTTGTGCTAAAAAATTAACTGTTTCTGTAGCAGTTGTAGATATACCAAAATCAAAAGCATCAGGTTGATACTTCTGAACATCTGATGTGGTAATAACATCTGCACCTGTATAATTAGCCATAATTTACTTCCAAATTAAATAAGCAATTATTAAAACTAGAGGAATAGAATACATTGGGTTATTAATGCTTTTTCTCCAAACCCATTTTGACCATTTTCTAGTTTGTTTCCAAATCCACTTGTTCATCTTTTTTCTTCCTTGTTTTTCGTTTCTTTTTTAAAGGTACTACATTTTCTGCAACAACTTCTTTAACTTCTTTTACAACATCTTGTTCTAGTTTAAAACCTCTAAAATCATACATACCTTTATTAGTTTGATAATCTAATTCACTTCTTGTGATTGTTTTGTTACCTCTTTTTAAAGTAACCATCTTCTCATTTGATAATACTAATTTTACCATTTTATTCTCCTAAGTTAGTTGCGAGGGCAGTTTCCCACCCTCACAAAGTATCCAATTATTATTGGATTGATGAATCAAAATGTAACTCAACACCATATGAATCATGGATTTCTCCAACACCATATACTGAAGTAGCAACAATCTCGTCTGCTCTAAGAGAAGCATCTCTTTGAGTTTCGATTTTAACATCTTCCATCATAGCGATTGCTAGTGCATCTCTGTGGAACGCACCACCTTTGTAATCTCCAGCATTACCAGTATTAGCAATGTTTGAAGTTTCAAAGACAGGCATACCAGCTAATCTACCAACAAAACCTGATCTTAATGCTTCGTTTGATAAGTCATTTGCATTTGCGTTTGCAAAAGTATTAGTCAAACCAGCTTTTAAGTCATAAGCGATTTTAGGGTGTAGAACAACTGCACAATCGTCAATGTTAAGAGCATTTTCTCTTAAAGTTGAAAGTGCTTGGAAGATTGAAGCAGATGAAATAGCACCTGTACCATCTCCTAATGCACTTGAAAAGCCATCAAACAATGCAGTTAAATCTGCGTCTTGTTTTCTTGCTAGTGCTTCTCCAAACAATTTACCAATATCTCCAGCAACATTTCTTGGTGCTGAATTTCTTGCTAAGTCAGTTAGAGTAGTCATAACACCAACCTCAGATGCAGTAATAGTTACTGAACTAGGGTTGATTGCTGTGTTAGATAAGTCAGTTGCTTCTGCTACTGCTGATGCTGATACATTTGCATAAACAGGAACTTCAACTGCTTTTCCACCACCAGTGATCGCATAGTTTTTAACTAAGTTTCTCATGATGGATTTTTCAGAAGCTACGAATTGTGCTTCAGCTACTATCTCTGTGTATAGTTCCGATAGCGTAGAACTTGTGCTTTCGTTTGCCATTTTATTATCCTATTAAGGTTATTTTGTTAAATTAATCTCAACAGCACCTGAATCTCTTTTCTTCCTATATTCTGCATAGGCTTTACGATCTTCTGGCTTTGTTAAGTCCAAGTCCTGTAGGTTAAAAGGTTTAACAGTTTTACCACCAATAGCACTCTGGCTTCCTGAACCAGACAACGACCCTTGACGGAAATGTGGGTTGCTATCTAAAAACTCCTTAACTCGATCTTCAATTGTAAGTAGTTCTCCTTTTGCGTTATATCGTACATTAGAATTATTATCAACTACTTCTATTCTACCATCATCTGTGTACTTCACTTCATCTTTTAGTAAAGATACGACTTGTTGTGCGTTGATAGACTTTTCTCTATTAGCAACAGATAGTATTGAATTATCTACTTTTTCTTTTTTGATCTGGTTTTTCATCTTTAACAATTCTTGTTCTTTTTCAGATAATCTTTCTTGCATTATCTTTTCCAAGTCTTGTTTAGTCTTAGCTTCTTCTAATTGTTTTTGTTTTAAGATTTCTTGTTTTTGCTTTTCTTCTTCTTGAAGTTTTTTCTCAAACTTATTTTTTTCTGCTTCAAGTCTTGTTTTGATTATGTTGTCTATTTGTTCTTGTGTAAAAGTTTTTTGTTCTGGTGTTTCTACTTTTACTTCTTCTTTTGTTTCTACTTGTTCGTTTGTCGGCTGAACTGCCTCTGTTTCTTGCGTCATAAGACTCCTATTGGTTAATTGTTGTGCTATATCAATATTATTGTTAAATTACAATACCCTCTGTTGTAGGGTAAAATTTTTCTATATCTTTTTTTGTTACTTCTTTTTTATTTGAAATCGAAGATTCTAATAAGTTAATAAGTTTTTTTTGTAAAATCTTATCTCTATTAATAAAAATTGTTACTAATTCTAATGGTTTTTTAAATGTTTTGTTATACTCAGCTAATAATTCATTAACTTTAAATTTATCTAATTTATTTTTCTTAACCATCTATTTCTCCTATTCGTTGAACCAATGTATCAAACCCTTTTGTAGTATTAGGTGCATAATAATTCATTAATTTTCTTTCAATTACTGTCATTTCCTTAATAGGGTTTATACTCATAGATGAGTGTTCTGCCCATGCTTCAAGTGATTGTCCTTGTGTAAATTGTTTAATACCAGAATTTTCAAGATAACCGAATTTATTATAGTAATCTACACCATGACCATAACCTAATGATTCTTTTGTTATTGAACCAATGTAGTCATTAAATGTTTCACTAAATTGATAATCATAATTTTTGCTAGTATTATCAATAAATTTATTATTTAGTTTTAGCTTAAAATTTAAAACAGCACTATCATTATCTGATAAACTATTATTTTTTAAATAATATTTTATTTCATCATCTGTTAAAATATCTGATTTAATTAAGCTATTTTGTTTTTTGTAATATTCATTATATAAAGGATTAATTTTACCATCAACAACTAATTCAGGTGCATTTTTTTCTATATTTTTTAATTGTGTTTCATATTTCAATTTATTTTTAGAATAATTTCTACTTAATATTTTATCATCATCAATCATATTTTTAATATTGTATGAAGATAATATCTTGTCAGATGCTTTTTTAGTAGTAATACCTGTGGGTATATTAAACCCTTTTAAAACAATTTTTCTTTTATTTGGGTTGTTTAATAAATATTCACTTAACTTAATATCTATTCTATGAGTATATTCATGTATCATAGTTAATTGTCTTGCGTTTTTTGAACTCTGCACACCTAATTCTAATATATCTCCATCAGAAGCACCATAATATGGACTTCTACCTTTTGTTTGCAATATAGATTTAGTAGGTGCTAATAAACTTATAGCATTTGAATATGGTGTTCTTTCTTTACCAAAACTTTCTTCTAATAAATTTCTTTCTTGATCTCCAATTTCTCCATAAATATTTCTTGAGATTTCTGTCGGTTTTACATCTGTAATATTTGAAACTGTTTCATCAAATCTATCATCTTCTTCGTACCAATCAGGATTAACATATGAAAACTGATGCCTACAATTATAGCCACCTCTTACAATCATAGGGTTTCCACCTTTTTTACCTGACCAACTTCTAGTAGACCAAATATCTTGTATTTCTTCTATAGTAAATAATCCATTGGCTCGTTTGTTTAGACTTCCACTTACCATTCTTCTACATAAATCTCTTGTGGTTGGTATCACATCTCCATAATATTTAACAAATGTAAGTCCAGCATCTTTAGACTTATTAAAGTTTAGAGTGGCATCAAAATCTCTTAATGAATCGTTTAATATTTGACCAGCATATCTTTTCATATTCTCGCCAACTCTTGTTCTTGCATATTTACTTTGAAGTATCTTAACTGCACTATCTACTCTTGATGCTAACGCTGGGTTATCTCTATTGTTCTTAACATAATCTACCAATCTATTTACTGCTGGGTCGCTAGAAGTAGCATAAATTCCATTGATTGATTCCCTTAATTCTTTTTCTAATACAGTAAATTCAGTTCCAACCAATGTGTTTTGATAGACTTTATCTGATAGTATTCTTGTGAAGTTATTAGATACATCTTTAAACTGTGTGTAATATTGTTGTTTTAAGTTCTGTACTAAAGCTAAATCTCCCTTAGTTAATTCTTGAAATTCAGGTGGTATAAGGCCAATAGTTTTAAACTGTCTTTCTACTCTTTTTGCTTGTTCTCCAAATCCTTTTCTAACAACCCTATCTGCAAATGGTAAATATTCTTTATCAAGTATTGCTTTGATCTTTGGTCTTATTGCTATTGCACTTTGTAACTCAATTAATTTACCAGCTTGTCTTGGAAGTTGTTGATCAGCAAGTGCTACGATCTGTGCTTCTATCCTATCAAGTGTTTGTGTGAGTTGTTTGTAGTATTCTATTTCGGCTCGTTCTATGCCTTTAATTCGATAATTCGTTAAATCTTTTACTATATCTGACATTCATTAAATTTCTTCTTCAGCTACTGTTTCTTGTTGTACTTCGTCTTGTGTGAACTGACCTACTTCTGATGCTTGATCTATCTCATCAAATATATCATTTAATTTAGCATCATCATCAACAACTGCTCTAGCAATTTCTTTATCAACTTCTTTAGCAAAAGTTGGAGAGCCAATGTTTAATGCTTTAGCTTGTTGGAAGTACACTAGGTCACTTGCGTAATCTCTAATGTTAAATGAATCTGGATAATTTATTTCTCCATCAAATGTAGCATTTTGGAATAAAGCATATAATCTAAATAGTTGTTCTTCTGCAATTTGTAAGTTGTCAGCTTTCTCAGATAGTCTAGCATTTAATAATTCAAATTCTGTTTGTAGTGCAACACCAGATGTTATCCCTGTCTTTTGAGTTCTTACTGCACCTGTATGTGCAATCCTATTTATAGAATCTACTTTGTTATTTATAGACTCCATAATAGCTTGTAAGTTCTGGCCAGATGGTTGAAGTAAATATGGTTTTAAGTTTGGCTCTAATTCATCAGGCATTTCTATTACTGCACCAGCACCAGCACTTGCATTTACGCTTGGAGTTTTAACTAATGATGGGTGGTTAGTTAATCTGATTAGTTGTTCCATTTCAGAGTATTCGTTGTAGATAGCTTTTTGTAGATCAGCAATATCAGTTAAATCTGATTGACCAATTCCTCTTTTGTGAGATTTAGAATTGTATAAAATAACTGCTGGTATTTTGCCAATCATGTTTGGTACAGTATCTATCAATCTAGGCTCTGATCTTTCTTCCATGTAAATAGTATCTATTCGATCAGGATACCAAATTCTCATGTAAGTTCCCCCGTTCTTATCTACTTCTTCTCTAACTTTTAAATAGTTTAATTCATACTTACCATTAACTTGTCTTTCAAAGTTCCAATCTAAAACATTCTCTGGAGTAACGATTGATAAGTATGGTCTAATATCTTGATCTAATTCTTCTGCTCTAGTGTTTGTAGTTACATTTGGTTTATCTAACATTAAAAAACAATGACCATAAATAGAAGCATAGTTTTGTGCTTGTTTAATTACTGAGTTTAAATTGTTACCCTCAAGGTCAGCATCTTTTAAGAATGATTCTAAACTAGGTTCATCTTGCATAGAACCAAAATCTCTACTTGGTCTAACTCTAAATAAGAATGATGAATAAATTTGAATAATATTTTTACAATGATTATCGCATGGAGTATTAGCAAGTCTTTGATTAAACTCGTTGTCTAATTCTAAATTATATCTGTTTAGATATTGGCCAATCATATAGTCATAGCCACCATTATATGATCTAATGTAATACTCCCAATTATTAATTGTTTCGGAATAGTCTTTGTGAGTGTCTATTGCTTGATCTCTAGTGTATGCCATAAATTACTTCATTGTCCATCTTGTAGGAGCATTAAATCTTGCCTGAGTAGTTAATGGTTTTAAATAATCAATCATATAACCAAGTGCGTCATTCATATGATCGAATCCATCTTCCTTATCAGGAATATTTGTATTCTCCTTGTATATTTGTCTTTGTAAACCTTTTATCAATGTTTTGCAAGAATGTGAAACAAAAATGTGTCTTTCGCCATTAGAATCTTTTAGCCTTGCATTTACTGAATTGACTCTATCTCGTATTGCTGGGTGTTTGTGTTTGACCTTAACTTTAAAACCACCATTTTGTAAAATAGATAAATCAGTTCTACCACCAGCAGAGGTTTTTCTTTGCCTACAAGCTGGGTCTGGATAAATAGTAATAGGCATTTTAGTTCCATATCTATCTTTTATTTCTTGCACCATTTCATCAGTATTAGAGCCATATATAACTATCTCATCTATAAAAAAAACTTTATCTTTTTCTAATTGACTTACACAAGCTGACATTGGGTCAACATTCATATCTAATCCAATGTGTAAAGGTTTTGTCCAATCTATTTGTTTTTTTACAACATTATCTACAGGGTGGAAGTTATAATAGACAGCACCAGCATAGTTCTCAAATGTACCCTCAAACTCTTGTCTAAAGGTTCTAATATCTATATCCTGTTTAGCTTGTTCTATTTCCTCTGATGTAACCATACCACCCTCAATAGTCGTATACTGAAAAGATTCCCAATCATTATCTTGCTTACCTTTTAAGTATAATTCATAAGACCAATTACCATATCCCTTTGGAGTACCACAAAATAATACATGGCCTAATCTATCAGATATACTTGCTCTTAATACTTCATACCAAGTTCGCTTATCAATATCTGCAAACTCATCTAATATTAAAAAGTCTAAGCCTGTTCCTCTAAGACTATCATAGTTATCAGCACCCTTTAATGAGATTGTACTATTCGATTGTCTTATCGTAATAGTCATTGTAGTTTCGTTTATATCCTCAATCCAATTAAACTGATTAAGCATTTCTTTAAGAGTACCCCATACGATCTCTTTAGCCATTTTAAATGTGGGTGCTACATACCAGATTCTTCTATTTGGCTGACACGCATATTTCATCATCTCAGTTACAGCTAAATAAGTTTTACCAAATCTACGACCTGATATTAAAACTCTGAACCTTGATTTGCTTGATGATACTTTAAGCTGGGGTTTTGTGAGAGTGATCTTCATTACAGAAATAAGTAATATACAATTTATCCTTATTTACTTTTTCTTCCATTTTTTCTGCATAAGCAATAGTTAATTGACTACCACCTATAACACATTCTGACCAATTGTTAAATTTTTTATCTATTGTCATTGTATTATCACAGTATCCACTAATTGCAGAACAGATTGAGAAAGCTAAAATAAATTTAGTCATTTTAATATTAGTTTTTTAATAGATTTTGCACCTAAATAAATTTCTATTTCAGCTTCACTTTTGATACATTGATATTCTACATTATTACCTGTGTTGCTACGCATAGCAATTCTTTTTCCTTTTAAACAATTACTCATGGATTCTTGTATTCTATGTTCTTTTATTTCTCCATTAACTATCATTAATAATGCTACAACTATCTCAACCATGCCCATTACCATTTGAAAAATCTCTCTGCTTATCTTTTAATTTTTCTACATCTCTTTGTAGCTTTTCAACCTGATCTTTTAAAAACTCAATATTAACTTTGTTAGTCATATTTTGTTCTTGAGTAGTTTCTAACTTTTCAGTTGTTTTATACAAATCTTCAATAAGCATAAATTGTTCTTGGTCTATGGGTTTCTGCGTACTAGCTTCTAATAAGTCTTGTTCAAATAATTGGTTCTTAGTTTCTAAATTATTAACTCTTTCAATCACACCAAAGTAAGCCCAAACACCTAACGCAACTGTTCCTATAATTGCAATTAGATTTCTTAATGGTAATGCAACAGATGTATTGTCAGATATTTTCATAATGGCCTCACACAAAAGGCAAGAAACACAAAACCTAAAATTAACATTCCTGTAAAGTAATAGTTCATTGTCCTACCCATAATTATTTCTTTTTTTTCTTTTTAAATTTACTTTCTAGCCATGCAAAACAGTT